CGAACAAGACAAGCAGGTGTTTTGGAAAAGTATTGTAAAAGAAATAAAAATATCCCCCGACACTTACGTGGAGGATATTATATTTTTTTAGTTTTTGTTATACAGTAACTAGCCGTAACCACCAGGTTAAGGTCAGTTACCGTATAACAAAATATGATAGAAATAAAGGAGAAGTAATTATATTATACAAGAAGAAAGAGGACGTTTCAAGCGCCCTCTTTTATTTTTCGCAAAACTGACCGATATTCTCGCGGATACATTGCTTCGATGGCTTTCATGTGTTCGTCAAGCACGCGTAATAAGTGCTCAAAGTCTGCGTTTCGGGCGATTTCTTTAAATTCAGAATCCGGCTCGGAACTGTAAGAGTAGTATGATGTGTTGGAAGATAGTTGGTTCGGTTGTTGATTGCTCATTAAATTATTGCGTACATTGTATAAAATCGAAAGCCGTTCGCAAGTGGCGTAGGTTGTTTTTCCTGCCTCTAATGCCGCAATTTCGGCATTAATTTCGTCCATATTAATCATTGCGGCACTCCTTTCTCTTATCGGTCTAATTCTGCTAATGCTCTGCCTAGTGCTGCCTGATCTGTACTAGACAGATTACTGTCGTGCATCATGTCTTTGATAGTTTCTTTTACCTGCATTTTTGCATCGTTGTAAGAGTAATGCCCCCTCACATAGTGCTGACCTCTACGAGCGTTGCTATAGTCGTCGTAATCCATGTCAGGATAACGCCCGCGACTGTATCTTCCTGACGTGTTCCAGTCGCCGCCACGGCTGTATTCGTTGCCACCTTCCAGATACATGATTTTGTCAATATTTTTAATTGTGTCTGTCAGTTTGTGGACTGCTTCTAAATCCCCGGCGCTCATATCGCCTTTGTTCGAAATCTCGTCCAGCTCTCTGCACATCATCTTTTTTAATTTGTGTAATGATTCCATTTTTCGCCCTCCTTTACGCTACTCTCTCGGCGATTAAATTGCTATTGGCTATACTAATTGCCTGCGTAGATGTATTTTCGACTGCGATTGTTATGCAACATCCGCGCGGCACGTCAATAAATGCCGCCGTAAATACATTAAAATATTCGCCTACGGCTGCAGGTGTTACGATTGCTGTCGCACTATTTAATGGTTCTCCGGCGATTGCCAGGGCAATAGAAATAGGTGTCACAGTTCCACCGGCGGGTATGGCGATATTAGCCCCGAAGCTGACCTTATAGCGCGCCCTGCACTGGTTTGTAAGGCCTCTAAGGGTCACAATTCCTGCCCCCTCCCGGTGTGTAATACAGCTACCGCACTTTACGGCTGTCTCTGTGAGCGGTAAATTCTGCCCCGCTGCCACGGTTACAATATTGCTATTAGTAAATTCTGCCACGTTATCACTCCTTTTTTAATAATAAACGGCGGAACGATTGCCCCGCCGCTATAAGCATCATCGGCACAAGCCGAACAATCCCGTCAACGCAGGAAGCTGCTAATTATAAAATTTTAGCATCCGCAACTGGTATTGCATCCACAGTTACCGTACTGATATGGTGCGGAAACCGGAAAAGCCGGAACCGGTCTAGGGTTGTAATAAGTAAACTGACCCTGCATATATGCCTTCAATGTTTCATTCTGTGATGCCTGAGAAGTCGCTAACTGTGCCGCAAATAACTGCTGATTCTGCTCGGCAATCTTAGCGTCCTTAGCTTCGATTCTCTGCGCTGTAAGAGCATCAAGGATGGCTCTGGCGTTGTTGTTCTGGTTGTCAATGATATCTCTTGTGTTGTTTGCGTTGTTAAAATTCGTCTGGCAGAAGCCACTTGTAACTTCCTGCTGGATTGCGTTAGAATTCATTGCCATGTTGTAATTGACGCCCGCAATAGCCTGTTTATTATCACAACAGCACTGTGCTAACTGTGCCTGCAAAGCGTTAAAACTCTGCATATCTGCAATCTGTCCCTGCTGGATTGCGTTTCGTGTATCATAGCCGTTCTGCTGGATTGTGCTATTTGTTCCTGCAAATCCGTTGAGAAGAGAGGTATTCATCGCATAAAATCCGTCACAAATACCGCTGTTGATGGCATCGCCCTTGCGCTCAAGGGAAGAAATACCGCTATCAATCTGGCGCTGTAAGGTTGCGAAATCAGAAGCTAATACATAGTTATCTACCGCACCTCCGCCGCCGTTATTCCATCCATTTCCGTTTCCCCATCCACAGAAGATGAAAAGGAAAAGAATGATAATCCACCAAGCACCGTTACCCTCGCCAAATGCGCCGTTATTGTTGCCTGTGACTGCCGCCAAATCTGCCGGGCTCATTCCATCTGTTGTTAATCCCATGAAATCACTCCTTTTTTATTTATTTAAAACCCTTTAAAAGGTTTTGAAACTGTGTTGCCATACCTTGCAACTGGTTATACTGTTGCTGACTCATTTGCCCGCTATTTAGCAAATTCTGTACTTCCTGCTTCGGGTCCCCTTGAAACTGCTGCCTGAACTGTTGAAACTGCTGTATCATCTGCATTGGATTGAGATTCATTCAATACCCTCCTTCTTAACGTCTCCATTTGCCTTTCTAAGGCGTTTAAACGTTCCTCGTAGTTGGTTGGTTGGTTGGATTGTGAAAGCTCCGCTGTGGGCGAATTTGAGCCCTTACGCTTATACTCAAACACCTCTAAAAACGGTCTGCCCGTCTGGTCTGCTCTTTTTTCGTAAAAAACTGGCGCCTGACTGTCCCATAAACGGACAAAAGAGTTTGGTGCCACTAAATATGCCTCCGCCGCGCCCTGCCCTTGTACCCAAATCCGTTCATCGGGGTTGGTCTGCTGTTGCATTTGTTGGGGTGGTGTCTGTTGTTGTTTTAGTCGGTTGAGCTGGTCAAGATAATCCGGTTGTGGGTATTGCGGGTACTGTGGATATTGTTGTGGATATTGTGGATAACCGAACATTTATTTTCCTCCTTCCCTCCAATAGTAGATAGGTGTCATTGCTCCACTGTCCCACGTATCGTAGTAATTGCCGTCAATTACTGCTATAACGTGCCCTGACAGTGCTAATATATAAGCCCCTTCTGGGTGATTGTTTGCAAATTCTGAGACAGTGCAAGTCATGTACTCATCGGGGATTATGTAGCGATTAAACCCCCTATCTTTGAGGTATGCACCCCACACCGCGTTAGCCGAGGGCATATCTGACAACATTAAGCCGTACAGAGCAAGTTGTATATATGTTTCTTCCCACGTTTGCTTTGTAGCTTTTGAGATAGCGCGCACGGTGCAATCTCCCACTTTTGCCGCCGCGGGATTTGGGTTCCAATATTGATACATCTCTCTGCCCTCCTTATAGTTTTATTATCGCAAAAAAATAAGCACACCACCACGAAGACAGTGTGCTTATTTCTGCACAATTTTTAAATCATCTTTAGTTTTTTAAAGGCTGTTTATGTATGGGATCGTGCCGGGAACTAACAAAATTTTTTCCACGGCGCAACTCCACAGCCCCTGTAATCCTCTCGTGCTTATATCCATTTTCTCGGCGGCTTGCTCCTGCGTTAATCCGTCAAAAAGCAAGTACTGTACAGTTTCGCGCTCCCGCAAGGTTAAGCGGGCACACGACAAGGCATAATCAATAAATTGTTTATCGCCTAATTTCCAGAGTTTTTTAATCAAACTTCTGTTCACTGCATCACCTCAAACACGCAAAAATTACGTAAATTTATTTCATTTTGTCCAGTCCTAAAATCGCTCTAACCTTGTCTGGGAGCAAATCAGGGTTAATTTTGCCGATGTTTTCCACGATAGAGCCAAGCTCCATTAAAATGATGTATACGCACACGCCTGCGGCAATAGGTACCCGGAAGCCTAAGTCTACATATTTCTGGGCGTAGTCGATAAGATACGCAAGCACCACGAGCATAATGGAGCCAAGTTTATGATACAATCCTCTACGCATCTCTGACGATTTCCAGATATGATTAGCGCAAGCAGAAATATTTCCACTGATCGAATCAAACACAATAAATAAACAAGTTAATAAAGGCAACATAATATCTATCATCTCCATTCCTCCTTAAAAATTATTTTTCTTTTGTTTTTATAAATTAATTAAAGCCCTCTTTAGCTGACTGTCTCTGTATCATCTGTGGCCTCTTCTTTGCTGTCCTCGGCATCCAGCGCATCATAATACGCCTGTGCCAAGGCTTCTACCTCGGCAATGTCCTCTTCAGTCAGCAATCCATTGTCCAGATGACTGTAAGCCTTGTCAAGCCAATAGGCCACATCTCTGCCTGCAGTAATTTCGCGCTTGATGCTGCGCAATGTCAGGTCGTGCCGTGCTTTACTTTTGATAGCCATAATGTATACCTCCTTAGGTCATGGACGCTACTGCGTCCTCAATGCGTTTGATTGCAATGTTCACGTCTCGCTGGTAATCCAGTCTTACCCCCGCACCATCACCAGCTTGCACCACCGTGTCAGGGCTGTAAGCGGTGAGGGCTTTGTAGGCGGCAATTTCAGCAGGGGTGAGCGGGGTTTCGATGGGGGTGGTGAGAATTGCATTTTGCTCAGTCAACGTTTTTGTACTGTCGAAAGCCGTTTTATCAACCCTCTGGACATTCACCCCTCTCTCCAAGTCCACCTTGTCGCACGCCCATTGCTGGCCGTTTTGGTCAGTGTAGTTGCCACCAGACGTGACAGGGATGCCAGGCAATCCGTTTGGTGTGGACAGGGTGAGAGTTTGCTCGTGGTAGGGTTCGTAGGTTGTGGCGGTTACGCCAAGTTCGAGTTGTACTTTGAACAAACAATCAAAGGTTAGTCCCTCTGGTATATTTACTGTAAAACGTAAAAAACCGGGGAAATCAGAGTGAGTAAATGCGCCTGTATCATACGGCTTTGAGGCAGTACAACTTAGTCCTAATGTTGCGAAGTCGCTGTACTGAACGGTAACGCTTGCAGGAATGTTGCCTGACACCTCTGTAAGCGACATCGTTACTGCCGACTTCGCATGAAAAGGGATTTCTTGCAGGTCACTAAATAAATCTGCAAGCCCTGTAGTTGTACCGTATATATGAACTAACTGTGTAGCTACATCATAGTCCATCGTGGCCCCGTTCTTTGAGAGACGTGTGTTTTTTGCATAAGGCTGAATCAGGTTCTTACCCGTCACCCTCACCGCCACGCTCCCGCCGTCACCAGCGCTCACAATAGGCACAGGTGTATCCGGGCTGGGTGTGCCGTCCTGCGTGCTCTTGCCGTATACGGTCAGACCGCACAGCGGTGCAGCAAAAGCATCATCACAGCTTACCGGATTTCCTGTCTCACTGCCAACAAGCACATTCTGGCGCTTCTGCAGCACAGCAGTATCTTCCTTTAGTTGACTAAGTTCTTTCTTTAGCGGGCCAAGGTCTTCTGTTGTTTTCCCATGTTTTGAGAGTACATACGCCTCATCTCCCGTTAAACCACTTTTTCTCATGTCCTACACCTCCCTAAAGTAAAAACCACTTGCTATCAGGTGCATAAAAGCCATATAATTCTCCTGTGTCTACGCATAACGCCGTTGAACCACTTGCAACATAATGAGGTAATTTATCTACTTCGGAAGACTTTCCCCAGTAATATCGCTTACTTCCGTCCGTATCTATACAATCCCAGCCGCCTAAATCGTGTATAACATCTCCTTTGCGGTATGTCTGCCCGTCAATAATTATTGTTCCGCTAGCTATCATGCTCTCGCCTCCTTATGCATAAATTGTATCAGATATCCTCTGCGTCTTCGTATTCCGAAAGTGTTTTGAGATACTTATAAGCATCTTCAATAGTCATATTCTCTTCATACTCTTTCTCATATGTAACAGCGGTTCTATACGGTCTGTCGCCGTTGTTTTCCATAGCTCTACCAATCTCATCTACATAAGATACTACAGCTATTGAATCATGACTGTTAATTGTAGACTGAATATATAATATTCTGTGATAATTAGTAACTACGCCATCACTTTGACGGATTTCTTTTTTTAAAGCCAATTTTATTATTCCTCCTATGAGAATGTTATCTTAATATTAGCCCAGATGCCGCAAGGACTATTGTTTGTAACATCTGTAGTATTTGGCATTGTTGCAAATACATGGATGCAGCCTCCACTAAGCGTTGAGTGTACAGTATATTTGCTAGGTTTGACATATTTTGTTGATGAGCCACCATACAAATACTTATTATTTTGTCGGACCATAAGCCCTTCCACACTTGTTACTGTTACCGTTGGGTTCCCAATTATTGGTTTTGATAATGGAATTATAAAAATGACATCCTTGCCGGAACTCGTAATATATCCAGCAGTACCAAAAGTTGCACTGATCGAATCGCCAGCGCAAAAATATGGTCTCCAAGTCCCTAAATAGGTGGATAAATATATTCTCCCTGCATCCAACTTTATTACGTCTGAAGACACAATCTTTGTATTAGAGTTATCAGCATATATCCCATTTCCAATGCTTTCGTACAAATCAGTATAGGATGTTCCACTTTTTACAGATAACGAGAGACTCATATTATCTTTTGCACTATCATAATATAATTCAAGCGCAGCTTTACCACCGACATTAGTATCATTTGCATCTTTTGTTTGCTGTGTTGATACAACAATGTTGTTTTGTGACTTTACGACCGAGCCAGCGCCACTATAAACAGGGTCTCCGTCTTCATTCACTACTTTAATATCTGTAATTCCAAATCGTACAATTTCGCTGTTATTGTTGCGCACACACATTCCATTTGCGTCAAGTAACGCGTTCTGTCCAAGCGTATTTCCTCGCATATCACCGACAACTAATCCAAGTCCTTCGATATATTTCATGAAGTTAGTTGCAACTTTAGCAGCCTCTGATATCTTGTCTTCCTGACTGCTAAAGTTTTCCTCGGTAACATCTTTAAAGTTCTCGTAGGATTTCTTTACCTTAGTAGCTGTCTTATTCGCTTTAATTGCAACAGAGTCATCCGTAGGTGGTGCTGTAATGTTTCCTGTTAACCATGCTTTTCCGCCGCTAACACGGATTTTTACTGTGTCACCTGTCTTGCAATTAATCGCCATCTGTGCGGGGGTTTCATCTGCTCCACCGTCAATGTGGACATATGCCGTTTTTTCGTCAACGCGAAGGACTTTTGCAACCGTGTCGTAAGGCTTTGTTTTGCTTTCTTTCATTGCCGAGGCAATCTCTTTTATGAAATCATTCAATGCTCTCTACCTCTTCCTTTGTCCGGCATCCGTGTTCAAGCGACAAGGTTTGTGATATTATTCTGAATTTTCCAGTAAGGCCATGTCTCGGATAATTTAGAAAGACCACATCGCCTAAAAGAACGTCCTCGAAAAATCGCCGGCTATACTGTATCGTTCTGGCAGGATTCTGCAATTCTTTTAGTTTTCTAACGGCATAAGCCGCTATGTTTTCCCCGGAAGATAATTCAACGCCTGTTTCCGATTTCCACACTTCCCTGCCCCGGCTGACGGTTGATAAATAACTGTCCGGGCTGTCGTCCCGCGCGATGGCTGCGCCGTAATCGTCATGTATTGCCATAAAACAGTTCGGGGTGTCGTACCAATTAAATGTGTCTGTTACATCGCACTCTATGATGTCGTTTGCGTTAATCCCCACTGTAAGACTGCTATTATTATCATTTGCGCAGATAACAATGCTTCCATCGCCAAGTATTCGTATCCGCCAACCAATAGCATCTAAAATATGCAGTGCCATTGTGAGCCTTGTTTCCCCATCTTCCGCAACGATGTTATCTGTAGTTATCGGTGATGTTCCCTCGACATACACGGGAGCAGGGATGCAATCATTAAACAGATTTTTAATCTGTTTTGCTCCGCTACCGGCTGGTGCATAATAACCACGCGGCAGAATCACATCATCTGCCGGCTTGAGAACGGAATAACAGTCAATATTGTAAGTTTCTCTCACACCATCAAGCTTTCTTTCTGGGAAGGCGGTCAGGCCAGTAAATAGCGCTACTTTTGCTCCCGACCCTCCCTGTTTGGCTTGCAGGTAAATACGGACCCAGCACTCACTATCTGTTATCTTTTCTGTCATTGTGACGGAGGCAGATTCCCTTAAATCTGACGTACTATCCCGGTCAATACTGCCCTCAGTAAATTCAAATTCTTGCTGGTCTGTCCACGTCTTGGGGTCAACTGTCGTCAAAATATATCTTGCTGAAAATCCTTTGCTCCAATCCATCACATCACCTCGATAGGATGCTCTGCGTTCCACTGTTCTTCCGTCACGGCATCCAGTTCTTCCGAGTCCACTTTTTTAATCGTTAGTGAGAAATCTGTCCGCATTTTATTGTCGTGGTCTTTTTTCTCTGATACCTGTATATCGCAGGAAAAAGACGAACCATCTGGTGTCCTAACGTGGCATATTCCGGGATACGTTGCGAGCCGTCTCATCTGCTCAATCATTGCTGGTTCTGTCAGAGATATACTTACTGCATCAATTTTTAAATCACGAGTGACTGCAGGATTCCAGTCACCTTGTACGGAGCCGCCAAGATAAACTGTCCTCTCGAAATCTTTATCCCATGAGTTATCTAAATCAAGGTTATACTGGATTTCGATAGATTCACCGTCAAAATCAATGATTGCCTTTTTATATTCGATGGAAAAATCGCTATATAACCACGCAAACGAACTATCTGACGTTATATAGTCACCGTTGGCAGTTCTATTTACAACCAGTATGCCGCCGTACTCATTTAACGCCGGGTATGGGTCAACATATTTCTGTCCATAGATTCCGTTCTCCAGAATCAATTCTGCTCTATCTACGCTCATCCGGTACAGGTCGAATGTATCCCCATCGGCATATGTAGTTGGTTTAGCAACAACAATGCTCGCTGTTTTGTTGTCTGCAATCGTATTTACAGTGGCCGTTGGCACTTCCGGCTGATGTTTCCACCGCACAACAAACGGTATCTTTTTTTCTGCTACATGGTCATAAATATCTGTAAATGCAATCTGTATGCTGTACCTTGCACCGTCATCCATCTGCCCGATCAGGTCGCTCAAGTCAATAGCGTAGCTGTCTGTTTCGCTACCAGTAAAACTAGCAATAATTTCGTTAGCAAAATGTTGTTCCTTTAATCCGTCCGGGCGCAGAATGTAATAATCCTCGTCCCTGACAATCGTTACTTTTGCTGTGCCAACAGAATCCCCGAAGGAAGGGACTATTGTTAATGGTAGCTGCTCTAAATAATTTGTTGTACCTTCCGATGATTCTGGTACTGTCTGGTCACTTGTTTCCGTGGTAACATCGCCAGAATTATATGCAGTTGATTCCGAAACAAGATTTGTTGTCACGCTGTTTATCGCAGGTTTTGCAACAATTTCAACAGCCGCAGAATTTGACCATGCCCCTTCCTTGCCTCCTTGTGCCGTAACCATTGCTTTTAAATAATGGATTTCTCCTACATTCCACAAATTGCCCAAAAGACCATTTGCAGTATAGATTTTATTAATGTTTTCAATAGTTTCCGATAATGTCTCCATGCCGGAAGACATCATTAAAACAACGACGTTTCCATCTTTGCCTTTAACTGGCTCATCGTTAACCGCTTCCGCTATTTTTATGCTCGCTTTGCTGTTTCCGGTGTAGCCGACACTGCAAATAACTGTATCGTCCAGGGCAAGATAATTTTCTGTCGTTGCAAGCGTAGGAGTTGTTGGGGTCTCACTCAGAGATACGGAAACTGTATCAGACCAAGGAGATAACACTTCCTCAGCCCCGGACGTATCCCGCAATCTTACGCGGAAATAATATGTTTTTGCCGATTCCAGGGACCCGATATGCCACGTTGTTTCCCTGTCCTCCACGTCATAAGTAGTTGGGGCTTCCGTACTAATCCATGCATCCTCGTGATCTGCCCACGCAACGGTAGCCGCATCCGCATTTTTCCACGACCAATCCCATGTTAGTTCCACGGTATCAGATGCCACCGCCATTGCAGTTATATTTTTCGGCGGGACTGCAATCTTTCTTGTTTCCGAATAAATCCACCCAGACTGCATGAGAGGGCTAAGTTTGTAGGTAGTGCCAGTCGCTCCATTTTGAGGTGTGGAAGTTCCGGTAAAATTCTTGAGGGCAATCTGGTATTCAGCGCCGCCGGAAACGTCCGGACACGTAACTGTGATTGTACCCTCTTTGTCGGTGACCGCAATAATGCCTTTTTCCTCGTTGTCTATTTTCATCCAGATTGCTGTTTTGGCGTCAGGAACCTCTGTATTTCGCTCAACGCTATTGATGGTAAGCGTTGTTCCCGTTGCCGATACCGTATCAAATGACGGGGATTTTAAAGCCCCTCGTGCCGCTACTCGTGGCTCGGAATACGCATATTTTTTATCGTGCGTACTTTGCACCCTTGTCCACATAATCTGGTCTTCCGCTATGCCGTCGTCCGTGTTAAAATCTGCTGACACCGTATAATCATGGTACGCAACAGTTACTCCTGTACTCCACGATGTGCCAGTATACCTCTCTCCGCTTTCTGGCGTGTCTATGGCGTATTGTAACTCCATAGAATCCACAGGGCGGTCCCGTGGCGATGCCTGCACCCAGTTTACCCATACATAGCGGCTAGAGGAGCCTATCTCTTTACTCCCTGTACTCTGTATGTTTGGACGCTCTGGGATACTGTAATAATGATGCGCATAGCTCCAACCAGAATCTCCGGCGCATCCTCTCGATTTTACCCTTACAATACGACAAAACGTCTTGTTCTGCGTTGGAGAGCCATCCTCTGTTATCGCCCATGTACCAGACGCTCCTGTGTAGGATGCATTGGCAAAGCGAGCGTTTGCAATGGCGTCCTTATAGTTTGTCATTAATGCGGTCTGTACCTGCGTCCTTGCAAAATGCCTTGCATCATTTGCCTCGTATGAGGTATTCCAAGTAAATGTACCTTTATTTGCGCCAGTATCATCAAGAGAATAAGAAACGGAAGGGGCATTTGGTGCATAAATGGTAAATGTCTTTGTGGAATGTGCGGCTGTATAGGTATGCTTTTTATCACTTTTTGTTTTGCCCTTTACCTTAAATTCTATCGCGTTTAATAATTTTGATGAGACAGGATAATAATTTTTTGCATTAAGTGCTACCGTTTTTTTAGTTGCTGATTTTCCTACATTTATTTTCTTCCACTTTGTCCAATCCCATTTAGAAGCACCGGCGTTTTTTGTATGTAGACGATACCATAGCCACTGTCCATCCTCATATTTTTTCGCCGGTATTTTCCAAGATATTGTAAATTTCAAACCGTCTCTCGATATAGACAGACCGCTAGGAGCAGCAGACTTTTTCTTTGCCATTATGCCATTTTCACCTGCCTTCTAAGCTCACTTGCCATTCTTCTTCCCCATTCTTCCGGGTTATCTGCACCGTTTACAGTTACATTAATAGTTACATCGTTTTTCGTTCCCTGTGTTGCCTCTTTGATATCGTTCATCAGTCTGCTACGACCGTACAGCATCTCGTCTCCTGCTTCTCCTGCTCCAAACAAGGTGGCATCAGAAAATACATATGGGCTTTCCATGGCTTTTTTATACCAGCTAATGTGGAATGATGGCAGGGAACCCTTTCCCCCAATACCGAACGGAGCTTTTCCGCCGGAAACACTCAGGTGCGGTAGGTTTAGGTGTGGAAGAGACCAGCTAAACTTTAAGACGCTCTTAAACCGTCCAGGGAAGCTTTTTACAAGGGATACTGCCTTAGTAAAGATACTTTTAACAGCCGATGGTATCTTAGTAAATGCTCCTTTTACAGCCGATAAAATACCATTTCCCTTAAATGCTCCCTTGAATCCGTTTACAGCATTTTTAGCGGCACCCTTTAAAAGAGAAGGGAGATTTTTGACCCCTTTTATTATGCCGGTAACAATGTTTTTACCAAGCGAAAACCAGTTAAACGCTGTAAATATGCTTACGATTGCTGTGATAATCTTCGGTAAATTAGCAATTAATAACGGAATCGCACGAACTAAGCCAATCGCTAAATTTGTTATGATTGTTACTCCTGTTGCAAGGATTTTTGGCGCATTATCGTTAATAATGCCAGCCAAATTCGTTATGATTGTAGGTACATATGCAATCAATACAGGAATAGAATTAATCAGCCCTTGAGCAATATTCTGGATAAGTGTCAGGCCTGCATTTATCAATTTGCCTGCGTTGCTCCTCAATGACTCTGTAAATTGTGTCAGCATCGGCAACGCCTGCCCCAAAAAGGTCGGGATGCCCTGAGTCATGCCGTTGGCGATAGTCGTCAGCAAATTAACTCCGACCGATGTAAATATATTTAGCCCTGTGGAAATCGTAGAGGCAAGATTATTTAACAGTTGGCTGACAGCAGTTGTAATACTGCCAGAATTTTGAGTAACGCTTGAAATTAAACCGTTTATGAGGTCGCCGCCGATTTTTGTCAGCCCCGGCAACTGGCCGCTAAAATTAATCGCATCTTGCGCCAGTTTGGAAAGGGCGCCGCTTATGCCGCCAGATTCCATCGCCTCAGCTAATCCACTAACCTCGCTTGTTATACCTTTGATGGCACCACGGATAGTACCCGAAAAGGTATTATAAAAAGCAAGTTGCAGGCCTTCTGTGGCGCTAGATAGCAAGGTTATGTCGCCCTGCAAATTATCTAACTGCGTAGCCGCCTGTTGTGCTGCGGAGCCGGAAGAATCCTGTATTCCTTTCCAAAATTTTTGCACAGTCGCATCACTCGATGCGGTCATTTTATTAAACGCCTGTAAGCCTTGCGTTGTAAAAATCGTTGCAAGAGCATTGTTTTTTTGTTCCGCTGTCATACCCTGCAAAGAGCCATTAAGCTCGTCTACGAGGTCGTTAAAATCTTTTGCCTCGCCGTTTGACTTATAGGCGGATACACCTAACTGATCTAAAGCTTTTGATGCATCATCAGTCGGAGTATATAAGTCCGCCATTGCCCTATTTAATGCCGTAGATGCCTCGGAGCCTGTCACGTTCTGCTCTGCCAAGCGAAGTAAGGAAAGCGTGACACTGTCCGCCGCTTGACCGTAGTTTTTCGCTGTGGCAGCAGAACCGGAAAAAGCCTCTCCAAGGCCTCTTACGTCCGTATTAGCAAGAGTAGCACCCTTTGCCATCAAATCGGCATAGTAAGATGCGTTACTCATCGAGTCACCAAAGCCTTTTACAGCTCCGGCAGTATATGATGCCGATTCTTCCAGACTCATAGCACCGGCAGAGGCAAGGTTAAGTACCGTTCCGATACCGCTAATCTGCTCATCCGCCGACAAGCCAGCCTGAGCAAGGATATTCATTCCTTCCGCCGCTTCCGTTGCGGTGTACTTTGTTGTGCGCCCCATTTCCTCAGCCTTGGCTTTGACGTTCCCTATTTTGTCTACGGTTGTTCCCATGGTAGCTGCTACCTGAGACATTGCAGTATCAAAATTCATTCCGGCATCTATTGATGTTTTTGTAAATGCAACGGCGGCAGCAGAGCCGGCCACCATAGCTGTTTTAGCTACTTTCCCGACCGCTTTAAATGCCCCGCCAATTTTTGATGTGGACGAGCTGGCGTTACCTTCTGCGTCTTTCAGCCCCTGCTTATATGCGGTGTCTTTGATTGCCAGAGTGACAAACAATTCCATCACATTCAATCACTCATCACCACCAATCCGGCTTTTTTAATGACGTCCGCGGCTATTTCTTCGCCAGTCTTTGTTACTGTTTGCTTTTTATCGCTATTAATTAAATCAAAAAATGATACATAGAGATATTTCCCACCGAACGCCTGCGAAATGCTTTCGGTTACATATTTCAGCCCATCGGCCATGTATCGTTTGTAAATTAATTCCTCTGTGTCGTCTAAAATCTTAGCCTTGACGTACAGCAAGAATCCCTTTACGCTTCTTCCTCTGTATTCTCCTGCGCATCGCCAGAGGGTTCTTCTGCTGCGCTTGTTGGCGCTGAGAAAAAAAGCTGACGTACCTCCGGCTCATTGATGAGGTCAACCATGCCTTTGATAACGTCCATTAATTTATGCTTTTTCTTGTATTCCTCAACACTCTGCAATTCAAACGCTGCTAAGATTCCAATTACATCATCTTTGTGTGTTTTTAACAGCCTAGGAGCTGTTTTAGCACCCCTAGCAAAGACTTTGATATATTTCTCCCCTTCCTGCGGTACAAGCTTCTGGCACAGGCTGAGCGCATCATCATCGTCTGCAATGTTACCGATATGTTCGAGGGAGTTCGCAATGGCTTCTAAACCCTGTTCTGCTGTTAATTCTGATAATTTCATGCTTTACCTCCTACGCCGCTTCGCCTGTTTTGATATAAACCTCGTAAGGTACTGTCTCTGCGTTCTTAATGCTGTAATGTCCTGTGTATTCGAAATCAAAATTTCCTTTGGATTTATCATCTGATTTAATCTTAAATCCGCCCGTTGAGAGTGCATTCATAATTTTGATTGCGATAAATCCGGCGGAATCCCCGGAATTTTCGTCCGAATAGTCGCCAATCCACCAAATATCCTTAAAATCTTCTGCCTTTAAATCTGCCCTTGGTGTTACTTTGTTTCCCGCTACGTCTGCCGCCGCCATAAAACTTTTAGCCTGTGCGGTATCCATTGTAACGGCTGTGCCTGATAATTTTACCTCAATAGATTCGATCTCCTTGAGTTCCATCGTGTTTTTAGGCACGTTGTCAATATCTTCCCCGAAATCCGTAAAGGATGGTTCTGCGCTAAAGCTACAGCCGCCGCTGGTTGCCATGAGGATGTTAGTTGCTGTTATGGCACCCGTTTCCGGCTCAAAAGCTGATACAATAATACCGGCGTTAATCTGTATTTTTTTGAAAAGGTCAGAAGGTACCTGCGTATACTTCATTTGCTCACCTCATTAAATAGTTATAAATTGCATAGTTATTACTGTGTATCTGCGTACTATTGACGAGTCAGCTTCATCGACTAAAGGAGTCCAAGGCTGGTCTTGCGACAGAAAAATGATTCCATCATCGCACTTGACCGTGGTTCCTCCTTGCAATCTGTCACTGATTTCTTTCGCCTTTTTATTTGGGACTGCCTCAGATTCTGTGTGGTACCAGACATTTACGGCGCTAGCGGCGGCCGCACCTGTCCACCAATTTGCTATAATTGGTTCGTATGTGATAAAAGGAAATGCGGTATCTTCCGGCACCCTGTTAGACGGATATGCAGTTATGCCGAAAGACGACCAAAATTGATACAGTGCCGCTGTTGGAGTCATGACGTTAACTCCCACTTCTCCGCCATGACCTGTGCTATGTCTAAATTAGACGACGCAGGGGTTTCTTTTTCTCCTGTATTTGATGTAACTCTAAAAATTTTTCCGTCTTTTGTTTTTAATACATCATGATAGCTCAGCTTTACTGTTTTAGCTGTAGTAATTGTATATGTTGCTGTTACCCCCTCTTTTTCCGCCACTCTGGCAGACATGGAGGTGTCGCGGACAATGGCCGCCTGTATTTTAGCACCTTCGACCCACTCAGTGATAAATCCACCCTCGCCGTCAGAAGTGCGTTTTTTATCCATGAGTATGCAATCTTGTAAAAATTCATTAATCAAACTCATGCCATTTTCCTCCACGGATTCAAACGTGCCCTAAAGGCATCCTGCCACGTGTAAGCCTCGCCTTTAGAATTTGTTGCCCTGCTGTACGAATAGCCGCCAAATGACTCCGACTGATACGCTCCTAAATTGCCGTTCTTCGCCTGCCACTCGCTGATTTCTTCCACCAGCGATAAAAACGGTTTAGGGATAGCCAGTGGAACCACTACGCCGTCAAACGTCTCCTCCTGTAACGGGGCAGTATTGCCTTTGTGATACTGATAAACCCCGTCATTAAAGATAGAGCCGCTGATTAAATAGTATTGCCCGTCCTGCAAAGGGAGATGAATCGCGGTGTCAGAACAGCGTAGGTCTTTGGTGTCTGCTGTCGCATCTATATGTGTGTCAAAAATCCACTCCCCGATTGTTATTTTGCCTGTAATTGCCGCCCCTTTGACCGGGAAGAAATTGTGAATGTGATTCATAATTTCATAAAGCACTCAATCATCCCCTTTTATTTTCCGGTCGAACTCACCTCAGAAGCGACGCTTGATACTTCCGGGATGGTATCTGTAGTTCCAACAGTAACTACACAAACACCGTCAAGGTATTCTGCCCACAGTTTCATGCCCATAATAGCGTATGTTTCGCCTGTAGCGTTTGTGTAGTTGCCGCCTGCGTGGAATCCAATCAGATTTGTTTCGCCGGATGTTGTGTAGTCTAAGCCAAGCTTTTTGAAATCGCTGTCGCCGGGATCAATATAATATAAATCAATATTTTCTACAGGTGTTGCGATAACGGTTTTTGCCGGGATATAGGCGTCAGGAAGAAGAAACAGTGTGGAGAAACCGAAAAAGTCTTTGATATACTGCAAGCCAAACATTGTCTGCACGGTAATCTCTTTGTCGCCTAACCAGTCATAAAAATCCATTACGTTCGCAAAGCCTACGACTTCGGTTACATTTCTGTTCATTCCCGCAAATTTGTTAAGCACAGCACCTTTCGCGATCGCAAGTGCTTTCTGCCATTTCTTCTGTGTTCCCTTTAATGTTCCTGTCTTTAAGAACGTATAGAAATCCTTTAAAACCTTGTTCTGCAGCTCAACCATAAAGGCATCATCCGTCTTTTCGATTGCCACTGTTGCGCCCCATTTTGCCACAGACTCAAGAGTTAAAGATTTAGCGTATTTTTCTACAACAATATCCTCTCTCTTGCTTTCCACAACTTTAAACTGTGTAAAAGGGATTGCCTCGCCCTCACCTACGCTTGCGCCGCCCTGTAAAGCTTCATCTTTCATCTGCGCTTCGTAGGTTACTAAGCTGGTGCCCGGCTCTTTTCTGATAGGTCTAAAGATTCCCAAGATGGTTCTTAATGCATCCCAGTTTTTTTCAAATCTTGTTACAAAATCAATTTCTCTCGCTTTGAGGGTGCTATCTGTATTTAATACAGTGCTAGTAGTTACTCCTGGCATTGTTTACTCCTTTCAAAATCCAAAAAGTTCGTGATTTTCCGCAATCGCTTTCTGACGTTCGCCTGCATCTTTAATTTCCATGATTTCTTTCTTGGTCATTTTCCCCGGTTCTCCTCCCGGTGGATTTGATACATTAGCGCCCTGAGTTTTTTCAGTTGTAATATAATCGGCATACGCTTCTTTGATGCCTTTTTCTACTTCTGCTGCATTCTCAAATTTACCGTCAGTTCCGATTTTTAAATTATCAATAGTTTCTTTTGACGCTTTTAATGCAAGGCCAATTACTTTACTGGACACGCCGGAATCTTCAAGCATCTTTTTGTATGCGGCTTCTTTCGCATTGTAGGACGCTTTCTTGTCCTGTTCGGCTTTGTAGTTCTCAAAACCTGCGTGTTCTTTCTCGTACTTGCCTTTCCAGTCGTCCTTTTCGTAGTCCTCTAATTTCTTCTGGAGGTCTGGAACTTTCTCTGCATCCTCTTTATACTTACTGATCTCACCCTTGAGACCCGTAACGGTTGCAGAATGTTCTTCGATGATTGCGGAAATCTGTTCATCTGTAAGTGTCATACTTTTTAAAAAAGCTCTTGTTAATGCCATTTGATTGCTCCTTTTCTTTGAGGGATTTCTTTTCCTAAATGACTTTATATGTAAATCACAGTACTTCGTGATTACTTGCTAAATAATTTTGCAGCTTTAAGGGATTTTGCCCCAAATTTGCCATCAATTTTTAAGTTACAACGCGACTGAAAAATTCTTACCGCGTCTTCTGTCTTTTCTCCATATTTGCCGTCAGTTTCTAATTTTGAGCCGATAGCCCAGTTTAAAAACTTCTGCAATTTCTCAATTTCTTCCCTTGTGTTTTTTAACACTGTAACACCATCTAAAAACGTGTAATAGCCTCGTGGTGGCAATTTAGGAAACTTCCCGGTGTATTTAACCTTTTCGGCTGTTTCTTCCTTCTGTGCCGCCGCTGGAAAGTCGTGATA